AGTGCCCCAATAAGCGGGGAGATACAGCATTTCATTTTCTCTGAACACGACCTTATGGAACTTTATGCCCCTAGACATAGGGAACTGATTAAAACTCTTTAGTGGGTTCTCCGTCATCTTTGAAAAGGTAGGAGATCGCCCACCATCATTCCTAGTCCAATCACCCTTATAGTCCTCTTCATAAGGCTCTTTGAATGGTTCTAAATAAGCCTTATGGTACATATCCTCTGGGCTTACCAAGAACCATGTCTTTTGCCCATATACATTCCATGCCAAGTTATTGATTGTGTCAAGGTGGAGCGGGGTGACACACCCTTTAGGACCGCACCACATATTTGCAGAGTTTATCCCCATACCTTCTAAGATCTGACCTTTACCATAAAGATTAACCCCTAGAAGTTTTTTCAAAGCCCTCGTATTCAGACGGTGCTTCCCTACATATCGAGAACCCCGCTCAAAGTTTGATCTTAAGAGGTCTTGGAGGTTAATCTCTAGCAACTCACCAATGTCTTTCTTATTCCTATCTGCAAGCCTAGACTCTACCATAGGATTAAAACCAGACTTGAACAGTTCCAATCGGTTGGCCATGTTTGTTCCAAGTGGGCAGTTGTAAAAAATAACGGGCACATTATTTGCCTCTATCTCTAAAAACTCTTCCTGTGTTCTGGGAAACTCTACTCGATCAATTCTTACATTTGAGGGAGTATTTTCGATGACAACCTCAATAGATTTCCTCAACTCACCTTGAAAGCCACTTTCAAGGTGAGCTACCCTTAGTTCTAAATCTTTAAGTATTTCCGAAGCTCGTCTTCTCATTTTTATTCTCCATTGCGGTCTCTTTTTAAAGAGGTCGTAGCTATTGGTTCACTCTAAGTTTGGTGCGTTGGTTAGATGATGTGTTTACTGTTTTAGGGAGATGATTGTTCCCCATGTTGACTCTAGGAGTCATAGCCTTTTGAAACTTGTCCTCCATAATCTGGGGATAGTCTTTTGGCTTAGTACTGAAAGCATAGATTTCTTGTAACCGATACTGTTCTTCTTCATTCATTCCTGGAAGTAGATTCAAAAAGTCATCTCTTGCTTTCTGATTATCGTTCGACAAGAACTCAAGGATAAGATAGGCAGGTAGTACAGGTTTATTAGTAGGGTCATCTTCTACACCTTTGAGGGTGTTTTGACCGTCTGGTCGTATCCAGAAGTTTTCCATAACAATTCTCCTCTCTATTTTAAGTGGGTTTTGTATAAAGAAACTATTAAAGGAGGTGGCTTGTGGAACTAAAAATAATCAAAAGAGTCACACTGTCAATTTTAGACTGTGAATGTAAGGGTGACGGGTATGTTTTCTTGAGTAATGGGGTAGACATGAGATGCCCAGCCCATTTTGAGTGTGCTCTCAATGAGGAGTATAGGATTCAAATGCTTCGTATTGAGTATCAAAACTTTAGGGGTTTTGTTTTACAGACCTCTATGCTTAACAATTTGTCTATAGATTTGACACAACCTACTACTGCAAAGGAAGTTGATGAGTACCTTATGAGAAACTACGAGATCGAATCACCCTCAGACTGGATAAGGGCGATTCAATCTCACATAAGAGAAACCTTAGACTATTAAGAGTTCTCCTCCTCGCCCTCTTCCAAAGTGTCCTCTTCTTTATCTTCGGGTTCGCTTTCCAGGTCTTTTTTTTTCTCTATTTTGTGGTCTATCCACTCACTAACAACACCCTTTAGCTCGACTTGATCTTCTGTTTTCTTAGTGATTACGGATTGACCATGAAAGATTGAAAGTTTATCTATAACTGCATTTTGGAGTTCAAATATTTGTTCTCTTAGAAGTTGCATTTGTATCTGAGCATCTCTCAGACGAGCAATAAGAGCCGCACGATCACCGTTGGCAGTAGATAGTTTATCCTTGAGTTCTTCTACTTCACTAGGATCACGACCTGATGCAATTGCAAGCATTGAAGAAATCGATCCTGTGAGCATACCTATAATACCTATAAGTATATCTCGGTTCTTTTCTTGTATCTCGTGTTTTGCTAAAAACCATATTAAGATACAAATAAGAATCATAAAGACTACAGAAGCCCACCAACCTCTTTTAGCCTTTTCAGTTTGGGTGAACTGTTTATTTGTTTGGTTTGTCATTATTTCCCCTTTGATCTTTGGTGGAGGTTAAATCTTTTTTCACTTTCTTGTATGAGTCGGAAACAAATTCGATGAAAGAGTCATACTTTGGCATATGATAATCCATCCCCATCAGCGACCGAACAGTTGGTCTTAAAGACATTTGAAAGAAGACCCACAACCAAAATAAAGTCGCTAAAATCCCTGCTCTCCAAAACACCCAACTTGCCCAATCAAGGAACTTTCTATCCCTAGCTTTTTTACGGATGTATTTAGGTCCACCAAGACGCTTTACTTTGTCAGACCCTTTAGGTGGTTGGAGAGACTGTATAGTTTCCCCCACGGCATATATTTCTTGTGGTTTACTAACACCTTTGAACCGATATACACCCACACAGACATATCTTGCATCTCTTGGTAGTTTATTTGCAGTACGGCCTCGTGTGGCAACGATTGCTTCTTTGGTTAGTAAAACTTGTCCTGCTTGACAAAGGCTCATGGTTCTAGCGGCAATGTTTTTAGCTAATCCCTCAAGTTCGACTCGTTTAGCACCAGCACCAACGAACACATCATCCTGCTTGACTTCAACAATCTTTCCCCAGTGTATCCCTATTCTAGTTTGAAGTCTTGTTTTTTTAGGTACTGTACGCTGATAGGCAAGTCCAAAATTTATAGCGTCACCTATTTTATCAAAAGACAATAGAAACCCATCTGACCTATCAATCTCTCGACCACTGTGTTTATAAACGAGAGATCGAGCGAGTCGATCATGCACTTGAAACCACTGAGCGGCTACATGAGCACCCGCTCTTTGAACGAAGGCAGTACTCCCGATTAGATCTAATAAGACGATAGCTAAGTATCGCTCTTTCATATTTATGTCATATTTCATAGCCATATATCATCTCCGCAGTTCCTTAAATTCATCACAAGGTGTGGAGCGTATTTTTTCTGCTACCGAAAAAGTACAGGTTTTAAGATAGGGTCTGTACCCGACACACGATTGTATATGGTCTAAAGCCTTTTCACATTCTGTTCGTTCATCTACAAAAGTAGATGATTGATCACACGAATAAAAGAGTGCGATCAAAATAAAAGCCCTTTTCATATTAGCCCCCAATCAAAGCAAATTCTTGTTTTTTAATTATTTCAAGAGGGGAAGATTCTGTTCGCTTTATAACCCATTGAACAAAGTAAGAACCTGGAATAAAACCAGAAGTGAGTTTTTCGCCCACATAATATTTCCCAATATCTTCTTTAACAGGAGTACGCTTTTGAGTACCTACCATCCAATCTCCTCTACCAGAATCAACCCCGTAAAAAGAATAATAAATGAGGTATGGGTCTAAGCCATTGCCTTGACTACCATATATTTCAACCCTTAAGTCATTGGGTCCAAGCTGTGTACGCTGTTCAAATATAACCGCCATAACTACACTACCTCAATAAAAGTGTCTCTTGAGGAAACAGATATGGTTTGTTCTCCGTAAACGAGTGTGTTGTCAGCGACTAACTCTGCCTTAAATGCTACAAAGATAGTTTGTCCCAAAACACTCTCAGGTATGGTGAATCGATAAACAAAGCGATGAGTTTGGTCTGTGGCTACCATAGCTTTTGGCCCATCTAAGATTGTCCGTACATCCTCGACATAGTGGAAAAGGGTCGCCTCTACATTCTGTACATTGAGTGGTTTGAGGTCAAACCCAAGCCAAGAAATCTGACAAGGGACTGTATCCCCAATATATGCGAAAGTATTGTAAATCATGTTTGATCTCCTCTTACATAGGGAAAAGAAATATAAATAGACTATAAATGTGGAGTTCATATAAGGGTATTGAAGTCTTTCTCTTCACATCATGTTTTAAAGGAGTGTGTTTATGGCTAAAGCCAAGTCCAAATCGTCTAAAGTGAAGTCTGCTCTTAAAGGGGCTGACCTACAAGGTGTTCTTAAAGATGCTGAAAAGGGTCAAAAAGACACAGCTCTTGTAGAACTTGACATCGATTCCCTCTCAACCTCAATGCCTCATATAAGCTCAGGTTCTATCTCTCTTGATTATCTCATTGGTGGTAAGGAGAACGCTCAAGGGGTTCGCCCATGCCCAGGTCTTCCTCGTGGACGCATCACCAACATTTATGGTCTTGCAGGAGCAGGTAAAACCACGATTGCTTTGCAAACAGCCGCCTCGATTTGTGATGAGGAGGGTGGAACCTGTGTTTACATCGACTGGGAAAATGAAGTTGAGCCTCGTTATGCTTCCAAGTTAGGTGTTCCAGTAACGGATAAATCAAAATTCATGTTACTTCAACCAGAGACTTTGGAACAAGGTTTCAAACTCATGATCAAATTTGCTAAAGCTGGCGTTGACTTAATCGTGGTTGACTCTGTAGGTGCAGGCGTTCCCGAAAAGATGTTCCAAAAAGAGGCAGGGGATCAAGTAGCTGTGGGTCTTTTGGCTCGTCAATGGTCACAGTTTCTTCCCTTGTTTAAAAGGGTGATTGCAGGATCTAATACAGCGGTGATTGGTATTTCACAGTTGCGAGAAAAAATTGGTGGGATGGGTGGCTTTGGTGGAGGCCCAACCACTAAACCTCAAGGGGGTAAGGCATGGGAGTTCTACTCATCTCTCAAGATTATGCTCCGTGTAATCGGTAAGGATCGAGGTAAAGAGTGGGATGGTCTTCAAAACAAGATGATCGAAACTGTTAAAGGCAATATCGTTCGTGCCACTCTTGATAAATGCAAGGTGTCAGACGCTTATAAACATGAAGCACAGTTCTACCTCATGAATGGTATAGGCGTTGATAACGAGCGTACTGTGCTTGATCTTGCGATCTCTGTGGGTGTAGTCAAGAAGGGGGGGGCTTGGTATACATGGGCTGACCCAACCTCAGGCAAAGAGCATAAGGGTCAAGGTCTTGAGGGATTCCGAAACCAACTACCCGATAATTGGCTTGATATTATGTTCAATCAAGTGCGTGGTTATCTTACTTCTAAACAGAAAGATGAACCAAACGCTGTGGAAATCCCCACAAATGAACTCGGTGATGACGCACAGTCTGCGGTAGACGAGTTAGACGACCTCTTTAAATAGTCGCTTCTAGTATCGAAAAGAGGTCTTTGGGGGTATTGACCTTATTGATACTCATCAAGTATTTAACTTCCAAAACTAAGACCACAGCCATAGTAGAAGCGATACCTACTTCAACCACAAGTTTTGCTAAAGCACCATTAGCGGGTGGTGGTAGGATTAACTCTAATATAACCTCGATACTTTCTGCGGGTAGCATTCCCACTAGTGCAGAAAATGAAAGTGTGCCTAAGAGACCTGCTGTTACTATTCTTAAGTCAAAATCTGCAAACCAATCCCAGATTTGGAAGAAAAGATAAATCTTAATAGGTGCAGAAAGAGCTTTAAGGATTCTTGACTTTGCAAGAATGCTATCTAAGAAGTCTCCAAGTTTGGCTGTTCCTCTTTCTATCTTTGCAAGACCTGATCTTACAGATTCGGGAACATAGTTCTTGTACCTTTGTATTAGACCTTCCCATCGACTCTGTTCTTCTAACACCTCTCCAACAAGACGAAGCATGGGTAATTCATTTAGGATCTTTTTAGAAGTACTAGCGAGCTTTTTTTTGCCTTCCTCAAGAAGGTCACCAAGTTTTTTGTCGATTTCTTTAATCAGCCCTAAACCACTGCTTGTAAGTCCAAGCATCTCCTTAAACTTGCCCCATGCTTCTGGAGCTTTTTTAAACAACTTGATGATTTGCTTGACCTTTTTCACCAAAGACATAAATGCTTTTCTTTGTGTGAAGTCTTGTCGACTATTATTCGTTAAGTGTTTAGCAATAACCTGTACCACTTCGATTGTTAAATCAGAAGAGGTTGCCCTCTTCAAGTTCGGACTTTGATCGTAGGCGACTTGACAAGCAATTCTAACCATATGTTGTTGTACTATTCTATCTAACATTTTTTATCCTTAATGCTCAGTGTCTATTTATTGGGGGGGTTATAAAAAGTCTACAAACATATAAGTAGAGGGGTCGTCAACTTTAAGCATTAAGGAGGTACAATATGGGTGAACCGAACACCGAAGTATTGGACGATCCCATGAGAAACATATACTGGTCTCACTTAAAAATGATGAGAGCTTGCCCTCAACAATACCTATGGCATAAAGGGCATCCAGATCACGATCTTGGATCAGGGAAAGGTAAAAGAAAACCCTTACCCGATGAGTCAAAGGACTCTGAACACCATCAACTTATGGGTACTGTGTTATCCACTGTGGTTGAAGAAGTCTACGATCATGAACTGTATCGAGACCCTAAAACGATACAGACAAAGATTAAGGACATTGTAGACCAAGCGTTTACCAAAGCAGAGCAACGCCATTATGTAATCTGGTCATATATGACTAGAGAAGAAGCGATGGACATCTGCCAAAGAGGTGCTCAGAACTTTCTTGAGATTTTGAAAGAGCATAGATTTCTCGGTCCTTACGCTAAGTCCGAGTTGCGTATGACCCCTGCGATGAACAAATACTTTAATGTCTGTGGTATTGCCGACCTCGTATATAGAGATAAAGAAGGCAAAGTTCATCTTCTTGACGGGAAGAACGCTTCCACTCCGATGAAATATGAGGATGAAGATCAGTTAAGATGGTATGCTCTCTGTTTTAGATTACAGTATGGGAAAGTACCCGACAGGTTAGGGTTCTTTTATTTTAGGTATCCTAGATCAAACCCCCCTGAAAAACACTTTGCAGATAAAGACGCAGAATGGACTGGGTTCGTGGAAGTGAAGATCACCGAAGATGATATAAGAAGATTAGGGAAAGAAGCGATAGAGACTAATCGTGCTATCCATAGAGGTGTCTTTGAGCCTAACCCTATTCCGAAGCATTGTACTTGGTGTAAGTTCGAGAACATTTGTGAACCTAGACAAGCACAGAAGAAGCGTAATGCGGCCAAGCGTGGTATGGGTAAAACAAAAACACCCGACCCAACGGAACAAGGTGGTGGGGTTATCAACCTTGATATGAAATGAATCATATAAAAGAGGTATCACAAACACACCACTCAAAGGAGAGTTCAAATGGATCTTGAACAACTGGTTAATAAAAAAATCGACATTGAAAGACGAAGGGAGCGTTTGCTAGGTAAACTAGAAGTCGCTAAGTCAAGTCTTTTAGAGCTTGATAAGAGGTTAGTCGAAAGGGGTATTAACCCCGACACTCTTGAAGAAGAAATAAATCGCCTTAAAGCTGAAAGGCAAGAGGCAATCATACTACTTAATGAAGCTCTGTTGGATGCAGAGCAAGTCATCACAAGAATCGAAAGTCGAGTAGACAGTCTATGAAGATCACAGTTTCTGCACAGGATTTGAAAGCAAATCTTTCCATCGCCCAAAACACTTTAGGTAATAACCCAGACATCACCTCACACTTTATCTTCACCAATGACAATTCTGGTGTGAGCGTTATGGCTTGCTCTCCACCTCGACAGTTTTCAAAGATTCCTGTCATTGGAGCTACAGTCCAAGACACAGGCACATTCTCGATTGAGGGTAAGCGTTTAATCACTGCAACCAATGTCATGACAGGTGTTGTAGAGATTGAGTATAATGAGGAGGAGAAAGAAGTTTCGTTAAAAGGTAGTGAGGGAGAAGCGACTACAATCTCGCTCGACCCAGAGTCCTTCCCCCCTTGGGTAGATAAATTCAACCAAGCCTCTAAGGTTGGTGAGATTTCTTCGTCTATCCTTTACGACACACTTAATACTAATAAGCAGTTTGTGTCTCAAGATGATAGTCGTAGACCAGAACTTGCTATGGTCTTGATTGAAGGGGGCAAAGCTATCGCTTGTGATGGATTCATGCTTAATATGTCTCGTCACGATGACTTACAAGGAATGAATGTAAAAATCCATTATAAGGACATCTCACCATTAATGAAGTACCTCAAAGCATACGAGGGGAATGTCATTGAGGTTCTTAGTGGGGGTCAGGCTACCTTCTTTAAAGCAGAAGATGGGGCTTTATTTGCTGTAATGGATTTGCCTTATACTTTCCCTCCAATCACACAGCAATATGCGGATGCGTTCAACTGGACACCTCGTAGGGTTTGGAGGTTGTCTAAGGAGAACTTTATGAATGGCCTTACCTTCTTATCAGCGTTTGCAGATAAGACTAACTATAAGGTCTCATTTAAAGACCCAGAAGACGAGGCATTATTACCTCCTAGTCTTGAGATGAAGTCCTCAAGCAGTAAAGGCCTTTCATACAACCTTGAAGTACCCCTCTTTGAAGATGCTGAGAAGTCACTTGATGAGATCTCTGACCTCTCAGACCTAATGTATGCGACTCGTCTTAAAGAAGCAGGCGAGGGTGATGACATTGCTAGTTTTGATTTCAACTATCTTTCAATCAAAAAAGCAGTGGAAATATATAATGATAATATTGTCTTTGGATGTAATCTTGAGGGCAAAAAAGGATATATGCTCTTTAAATCGGATCAAGATTCGGGAGTACAAACTGTTTCTATTATAGGTTGGATGCTTTAATGTGATGAATGATCTTGCTTCTCGATGTTACCGATTAAAGGCTCTCAAAGAATCGTGTGAGAAACGCATAGACGATCTTGAAAATGAGATCGCTTTCCTTGAGCTTGATAAGGATAAAAAGACAGAAGCAGGGGTCGTTCTGGATACTCTCGCTCAAGATGAAGTAGAGCGAGGGGTGTCTACTTATATATCCCTTTTAGAAGAGGGTTTAAAGGCAATCTTCCCCGAACAGGAAGTTGGGCTTACTGCCGAGATTACAAAGGTTCGAGGGAAGGTAGCTGTTAACCTCAAGACTACCTTTAAGGGTCAAGATGGGCTTGAGATAGTAGGGGCTGGTTTAGATGCGTTTGGCGGAGCAGTGACCACTATCCAAAGCCTGTTGTTAAGAATCTCTCTAATCCTTAAAAGAAATCTTAGACCAGTACTTATTCTTGATGAGACATTTCCTGCTGTGGACGAAAATCGAGTAGAAATATTAGTCGATTTTCTTAAAGTTCTCTGTCAACGCTTGGGTATGGACATCTTATGTATTACACATGACCCAACAATAGCCGATAACTGTGATATAGGGTATAAAATATCCCCAAGCAAAAATGGTGCAACACTAAAGAGAATCAAATGAAGAAACAAGGTGCTGTTAGACATAAACTCAAGCAAGTTAAATATAGACTGCTTCAGAAAGCGATACGCAATGGTTTATCGAAAAAACCCAATAACTGCACCCACTCTGGGCAAGTTATTGGGAATGCTAACGAAGCTCTTTTCTATGTATGCCTACAAGATGTAGAAAACCCAAAAACTTGGGATGGTGTCATTTGCGACAACTCAGTCCCAAACAATTGCCCTTTCTTTAAACCTCACGAATCAGAAGAAGAGATTAAGGAAAGGTTTAATAAAGAGTTTGATGGCCTCATCAATGAGGGTGACATGGGTAAAATAGCGAGTAAATACCCCGATGTGGCCGCTCTCTTGTGGGTACTCGCAGATGATGTAGATAACTCACAGGATGATGATGATGATTGAAGTCGTTGAACTACAAGTAAAAGGTAAGACACCTGTCTTTATGGAAGTTGATGTGCCACCTAAGTGTAAGCCCTTATTAGTTGGTGCTCCTAAAGGTGATGCTTTACTTAAATGGGTCGAGCAACCATCCAATAGAGAGTCTGTGCTTACATGGGGCATAGAAGCCTCTGTAAAGGAAGTTATAGAGGCTATGCTAGGGATTGCACTAGATCGTAGTGAAAAAGAGCTGTGGGGCATAAAACAAGGCTCATTCACCGATGCAGAACAAAGGTTGAATGAGCTAGGTATAGATGAGGTGATTACCACTGATAATGTGGTTCACCCTAAAGACCCCTCTATGTTGGGAACTGTCATTGTAGCAGGAGGGAAATGCTTCCCCGTAATCCACAATGTGAGTCGAGGTATTTGCGTCTTAGACAAGGATTAGGTTTTAGACTAACACCTAAAATTATTGATCATCATATGGGTTTAGTACAAACGAATATGCTCGTTAGCACCAAAATAAACACTCCCCATTGTACTTATCTTGATCACATATTTGTACCCACTGCCATCATTCAATACAAGAGTCCTATCATCTACAAGATCGAACCCAAACTTCTTACCTAGTTTCCCAATCTTTGCCACGATCTTGTTGGCGACTGAATAAGTAGGTCCTGCGATAGAAATCACAGCGGAATGCTTTTTAATCTCGGACACAAAGATTTCCGTTCGACCATTCTTAGACTGTGCTTGGCCTCTAGGTAAACTAGGGAAAGACCTAGCCATATTCTTAAACATATCTTTGGGATTCCAAGGTGCTGTTGCTTGATTGACAAGATCACAGTCTCCATAAGGCACAGCCAGAGTTTGACTGCCAAAGTCTACAAAGACATACTTGCCGAAGTGATCTGATTGGATAGTTCCTTTGACTTGTTTTCCAAGTACATCACATTTTACTTGATCCCCAACATTGAAACTTCCCTTTTCAAGTTGAGCAATGCGTTGCTCAAGATTACGGATGATTTCTGATGCAGATCTTCTCATAATGGTTCTCCATTTGTTTAAGGTTAAAGAGATTCACTTATTAACGACTATAAATAAACTATTAAAAGTCGTAAGCTCTACGACCTCTAAAAGCATTTTCGTCTTCAAGAGAGTCCTCAATTTCACCATAGTTCTCTTCATACCAATCAAGGTGTCCTGGTTCATCTACTGTGTCTCCCTTAGACTTCTTGAAGTATTGAAGTACGATAGGTAAAATGATCTCTAGGAGAGGTATAGAAGCAAGACCCCACCATGCAGGGTTTCCAGTTAGTTTGACCATGAGAGCAGGGAGTACATAGTGTTCGATTGTTTCTACAATAGAAACAGCAATACCCATGATAACAACTTTGAAGAAACGCTTAGGCCATTTTTTATACCAAATCTCTTCGGAATGAGGGTCCCAGCCATGCTTTTTAATGATGTGGTAAGCGTGTTTGATGATCTCAATAGGGTTGATGACATTAAGAGCTTTCTTTAATGCTCTCTCAACAACCTTTTTGTCATGCTCTTGAGCCGCTTCTTGAATGATACGCTTTTTTACTTCGTTAGGTATTGGGCCATCATTGGTGTCGCCCCAAGTATAACCCTCGTAAAACTCTGGTGACTTCCCTCTCGGTGAGAACCAAGATTGACCATGCTCTCTCTCTTCTTGTCTAAGTTTAGCCCCTGTTTCAAATTCCTCAAAGTCAGCGTCTACTTCAGATTCCATCAGAGCTTCCGCATATTCTGGGGCGATTGCTTCGACAACATCATCCATAAGATCATCGACAGGCATAGAGAAAAGGTTAAGATGCCTGCGATACTTATCAAGTGGTTCTGCGACATACTTGAGGAAAAGACCTTTTAATGAGTCTGTCATTCCTGCTTGATATTCCATCGCCGCAACTTTAAGCTCAAGTCCTGCGATACGCTCCATTGTAGCTTGACGATTCATTGATGCTTGTCGATAAGAGCGTCTTGCTCTACGATAACTGTTATCATGTCTCATGGTGGGTTCTCTCCTTAAAGAGGTATCATATAAATATACTTAATAAGGAATATAAAGGAACTACAAATGATCTTAGGACTCGACCCCTCATTAAGAAACTTCGGGTGGACACTCATTCGGGATGACGGACACTTCTTGGATAAAGGCACAATGAAAACCGATGCCAAAACCATGTTCGTTGAACGCTACATCACCCTGCGAGAAGGACTACGAGAAATCGTACAGAAAGTAAGAACAGACCACCCAGAGGAGACTTTAAGAGTGGGGATTGAGTCTCCTATCTTCAATGACCTTTTCTCTGAGGGTATGTATGGACTCTTCCTATATAGCAATGAAGCCCTCATGCTTGAAAAGTGCGACACTGTTTATTTATCCCCTAATCAAGTTAAATCCCATGCCGCCGCTTTTCTTAATAGACCCAAAGGTTGGAAGATGGGTAAAGGAGATATGGTGGATGCCGCAAAACAAGCTACCGATGGTCAAGGGGCTAAGAGATGGAATAATCATCAAGCCGATGCCTTTTGGGTAGCTAAAGCCAGTAGCAGGTTTTGGCTCTTAGTTGAAGAACAGATCACAGTCGATGATCTCTCAGACTTAGAACGCAAACACTTTACCTCTTTTGAACGATATGTGCGTGGCAAGAAAGCAGGTAAAGTGAAGCGTAAAGGGATTACACATAAAGAAGATGATCGCTTCTTTAGATGGTCAGAAATTTAATATGAAGGATAAGATGGTTTTACTAGAGGGCGTAGAAGCCACTTTTAATCATTGGGTATACCCGAACTTAGCTTCATACCCAAAAGTCTCTCTAAGCACCGATAAAGATGCTCAAATAAGGTCGTTCGTTAAGAAAGTGATCGAGAAGAAAAGACAAGAGGGGGGTCAATACTTTAAAGACCCAAAGTCGTTGGCTAAAAGATACCTGACTGGTTGGGGTGGTGAGTGTGCAGTGGAACAACACATAGGTAAATCCTTTGTAGACTTCTCGATAGGAGACTCTAATGACTACTATGTTCCCGACTTGAGATCAGCAGGTTATGAAGTCGGAGTTAAGACTGTGAACATGGGAGACTTTCCTCTGTTAAGGAAACCCACACCTAGCTCATCAAATACACCGCAGGTCATCGTGATACGAAAGTCTAACCTCGATTTCTACATCTGTGGGTTGGCTACTTATGATGTAGTAAATGACCCCTCAAACTTTTCTCAATTGTTGGTGCGTAGTGGTGGGGTCTTAGAGGTAGGGGTCAAGTCAGCGTTTTATCGCTTTGACCTACTCTCCCCTATTTAGAAGGGGGTCACACTTCCCACCACTCGTAGATTGTAAACCCAAACTTGTCACTGATCCAATCGGAGATCCCACCTTCATCCTCATAAGCCACATCTATGGGTATAAGGACGATATGGGGAAGCCCAGACTGCTCAACTGCTTTGTCGTATTCTGTATCTTCTAACTCTGTTTGAGAGAAATCCCATTCCACACGAACTTTCATGGTTTACTCCCAAGTTTCAGAGATCGTTCTTATCAATGCTTCACATACAAGATAAGGATCTGCGTTAGCGTTAGGTCTTCGGTCTTCAAAATAGCCACAACCATTTTTATCCGTTTCGACAGGGACACGAACAGAAGCTGTACGATCTGAAACACCCCACTTGAACTCATCATAACGACAAGTCTCGTGGTGGCCTGTTAGTCTGATCTCATAACCTGCCCCATAGCGATCAAGGTGTTCTTGAATCCTGTGAGACATCTTTTCAACAGCTTGGTTGATCTCCTCGATGCCACCTTCTTGTCTCATGGTTTTGGTTGAGAAGTTGGTGTGCATACCCGCCCCATTCCAATCTCCAGTGACAGGCTTAGGATCAAGAGTTGCTGTGATGTCAAAGTCCTCACCAATGCGATACAAGAGCCACCTAGAAATCCATAGATGATCACTCGCTGTTAAAGCGTCTATGTTCGGCCCGCCAAGTTGGTATTCCCATTGACCAGGCATGACTTCTGCATTAATACCCGTAATAGGCAATCCTGCTTGCAGACAAATATCTAAGTGCTTTTCTACAAGAGGTCTACCAGATACTTCATCTGCACCAACACCACAATAATATGGGCCTTGGTCTGCTGGGAATCTTCTTTCACTTGGGAATCCTAGAGGTCTTGATCCTTTATACAGAGTATACTCTTGTTCAAAAGCAACCCATTCTCCTTGACCTTTAAAAGACTCAAGAGATTTAACAAGTTTAGACCTTGTATTAGAGGGGTGCTTATCGCCATCAACAGTCTCTACCTCACAAAGAACTAAGATATTGTCCCCTCCTCTAATGGGGTCATTGACAATTCGTACTGGTCTTAATACACAGTCGGAGGATTTGCCGTTCGCTTGCATTGTAGATGAACCATCAAAGTTCCACAGAGGCAATCTCTCAACGGTGTTTGGTGTGGTGTCGTGTATGTACTTGGTCTTAGATCTAACTCTAGCTGTTGGGTTTCCACCATCTATCCAAATGTATTCCGCGAGCATTAACGCTCTCCTTTCTCAAATAAAAATGAGGCACAATAAATGATCTATGAATCAAAGATGTCAAATATAGATACTTGCTCACCCTTTTTAGGTTCTGCTTTACCTACTTGAGCTTCAGACTCTATCTCAGTTCCAATAGGCATCCAATGTCTAATCCGAGCCTCACAGATCTTTGCATATTCTTCCTGTAACTCTATACCAACAAAGTCATGCCCTAAACGAGACATCGCAATCCCAGTAGTTCCAGACCCTAAGAATGGGTCTACTACTTTAGAGTTAGGTTTTATGTCTCTAGCACACCATTTCATTATTTCTATCGGCTTGACAGTAGGGTGTGTGTTTTTACGAATATTGTTTCGTTCATTACCGCTACCCGTTTTCATGGACTTATTCTTTGTCGCATCCAGCCCACCATGACCCTCTTTTTCTTCAAATGAACCCAGCCCCTCTTCTCTTTCAGACCTACTTGCTTTCGAGCAGTAATAGAAATCGCTCTCCCCATCTCCTACAAAGATCGCATCTCTTACTTCAAACCCTGTATCTTCAAGGGAAATAACTCCCTTATATCCAATGTCTTCGGGGATGAGGATCACATGACCACCAGGTTTTAAGATTTTAAAGATTTCTTTACTTTGTTCATCCGTAGGTTCTGACAGTAAGATCACTCCATGAGCAAGAGGTTCTTTCATATCAATAATTGCCCCTGAACCTGCTCCTTGTTTCTCCACTTTTAGATATTTTGTAAAATCTATTTCTTGTGGGTGTGCAACAATAATACAGGCATCTTCTACTGGAGGTGTGATCATTGTCTTAAAGTATTCAATCATGTCTTTCATTGGTCATTCTCTTTCTTAAATTGTTTAAAGAACCTAGAAGCTCCTCCACTATCTCCATAACGACCCCCATTGGTCAAAAGATCACCACCACCAAAGTTCACCATTCCCTCAATTCGTTTAGTGTTGTGTGACTTTGAGTACCCTGCACTGTGCATACCATTAGCAAGAGAAAGTTCGTCTAACTCTTGAACAGGGCAACCCTCCACGCAAGCCCAATCCTCACCTTGAGACTCACAACCCTCTTTATGGGTCAGAATGAAGTTAGCTGGCCATCTTCCTTCAGGTTTTAACTCTGTCGTATCCTCATATCTCCCTGATTGACCAAACACCAAGTTTCCTGTTTCCTGTGCTTTTATTACTTTTATATCTTCATTATGTTTAACTCTAGTGGCATCTATATTCAAAGCACCACACCCATGTTTAAGGGTGTTCTCAGCTACTGTACCCTCAAGGGGTTTCCTCAAGATAGTGATGATCATAATTTAACTCCTATACAAACAGGTTCCCATGATTTCTTAAGGGTAGTACCGTATCCCATAAAACTTTTACCCTCATCTGTTTGAGGCTCAAGTATAAAAGAATTGCTACATTCGGACTCATTCTTCCGATAGTTATGACCCACCCTCATTTTATGTATTCTTTTTAAGTTTCCATCTCTCTCTTTGGTGCGTACACCTTTAAGTTTTTTAAATGTGTTTGAGTTTGCAGACCCATAGAGAATGTGTGCTTCAATACCTTTAGCTAAATCATAGTTCCCCAAAGGCATACCTGTGTAAACCCATGCTTCAACCTTGAGGTCTTTAAAACCAGTTTCATCTAACACACTCATTAAGTGGTGTAGGGTCTTTGGGCTACTAAATACTTTAATGACCCCATTCGGTTTAAGGACTCTATAGGTTTCCTTCAACCAACCCTTGTGCCAATCTCTTTGCTTACTGCCCTCTCCAATGTCATCCCAAATCTTATCTAGGACTTTAATGCCATAAGGGGGATCACAGATAAAGGCATCCATAGAGTTATCATCAAGGTCTTTTAATCGTTGTGAACAATCACCTATTTTAATCTCAATCATTTTTTAACCCCAATACATATACTTTCCGATGCGGGTTTATATCCTGTTCTAAAGCAAACATTAGAGCAATAGTGTGTTTTAGTCTTTCTCATTTCACTCGCCCTTTTTTCAAATCTTCCTCCACAATTCAGACAAGAAACTATTTGCCACTTACTCGGATCTTTCTTTGGTGCATGATGATCTTTAATGTGATCGCTGATTGTAGTCAGTTCAAGGTTCTCAATACGATTATCATTTCTTTGGCGATTGATATGGTGAACTTGCTCATTGGGTAACAACTCTCTGCCAATATGATCAGCCATTACCACTCTATGTTCCAATTCGTACTTGTCT